AAAGGCGAATTTGAAATTCAGAAAAAGACATATCATAAACATATCTAATATCTGAAATCCAAAGTTCGCCTAAAGCAAAGGAAATTACATCTTTTGAAAAATCTACTTTTTCGTTACTTTTTTTTTACCTTCTTGAACTGGCACATCTTTATTCATTGAATTAGAAAAAGCTAATGAAAAGTTATTCCAAAACTCGCCACCAATACCACCGTTATTATCAACTAAATCAAATATGTCTCCCATGTTAAAATCAATATTTAAACCGTTTCTTTGCATAGAATAGGCACGAGAATAATACATTATTTTAGGTATCAATACTTCATCAGGTTGCGTTCCTAATTCAGTAAGATTTAATTTAGTACCTTCTAATAAAGTACTCAAAAAACCTATGCCAAAATGAAACTCAATATCTAATAGATTTACTTTGTTATTCATATTATACTATTTTTGGATCGATTGTAACGATAAAACCGCTACCCTCTAAAGTCATAGAAAAAGTACTTAAATCGTCCCCAGAACCTTGATCCAATGTTAAATCAGTAATGATTACAGTACCGTAATAAGTCGCTCCCGTAACACCTGTAACTAATTTCCATGTTTGAGGTAATTTTGTTGATTGTCTTGTTAGTAAAAAATCGTGCGATGCTTTTGTAATCTCTCCTCCTACGCTAGTTGTGTCGATGTACTCGCCCTCTGCATCAATACTGTAGGTTGTCAAACCCGCCTGTTTAATTGTAACGCCCGGATTACATTTAGTGTTACTTTCAATAACCGCTACTGTACTGCTCAAACTGTTAGATGTTAAACATGCTACAGGTCTGTAGATTGTGTCATCATGGATGTATAAAATCCCTACTTCCCCTTTAATTGGTAATGCCATTGCCTTTTGTTTTTATATTAGTATTAAATTTAATCTTAAAAATGAACGATAAATATTCTCTGTATCCGAAATCGTTTCAAGTTGTTGTTCGTATGTAATGTTTTGCGTTAAGTTTTCAAATCCTTCAACTGTAATTTTAGGATTAAGTAAATCAATAACCGCTTGTTCTATGTTGCTTAATAACAAACGTGAGCCACTATTTCCCGCACTTGAGTACTTTGTATAGATTTCTATTAATAAGCTCGTATTCCAACGATAATTGCACTTATTTTCCTTTGCGACATCTTTTGTTTGAGCAGTCATTAAAATATACTCACTTAACGTGGCGTTATTAGTTAGCCTACTATCATAACACCCAATTATTTTACTATCTACAACTATATTGTTAAGTAAGTTAAAAACCGCTTTACGAATAAATTTATCGGGGTTCGTTGTTATCATTTAAACTTTTTTACTAATTTATTTAACTGCTCTAAATATTCCTTTTGTCCTTTAACCCATGCAGGATATAAAAATGGCTGTGGATTGATTCCTGCACCTAATATTTTAATGAATATCCATTTTGCGTACTTTTCATCAATCCCTTTTGATCTACACCACGCTTGAATACTTTTTAATCCTTCCTCAAAAGTTCCTGACTTCTTACCCTTAAAACTATTTGCAATATCTTGAAAATCCGTAGGAACTTTAACCTTTGCGCCTGTTCCAAACTCTAAATAAGCACCGTACTTTTCATTTACGGTAACTTTATAATTTAACTCTCCGCTTTTACTGTTACTAATCGACTGTGCTAATTTACCAAAGTTTTTAGGAGCGTATGTTTTTGCGTCTTTCTCAATCTTAAATGCAGCGTTCTTTGTTTCGGCTTGTATTATCTTATCTAATTCCTTGCTCTTACCTCTTAGCTCTGCTATCACCGCACTTACTCCTTTAACTCGCATTAGCTGTTATATTTACAAATCTAAATAATTCATCTTCAAAACGTATATCATTAACAACATACTTCACACCTTTGTACTCTATAGATAAATTATTTTCGTTTGCTTCGTTTATAAATTCATTTGCTCTTATCTTGAAAGTATAATTCTTTTTTAAATCTGCCTTACCAATTGAATTATCTTTAAACGCGCTATTTTGATTAACCTCTGCCCAATAAGAACCTATTAAAATATCTTCAACTAAATTACCACCATAACCATCAGAAACGCTTACAGTATCGTATATCTTAACCTTTCTTGTGTATTGTCTTGACATCATAAAAATCTAGTATAAATATCAATTACTTCATGCACCGACATAGGTATTAATGCTGTATTAACTTGTTTTTCTGATTCATAATACCATACCTTAATTAACTGTAAACACGATTGTACTAACTCATCAGGTACTTCATTTAAAGCATAACCAACGTTTAAAGATACTTCTTTTACATCAGGATATACAGTGTACAATTGACGCTCTAATAAAAAAGGCGTAGGAACTGTATTTACTAAATTAATTGGAAAATCATATACTTTAACTTGACAAGTACCCTTGTATGCTTTGTCTTGTGCGTAAAACACATGGTTTGTTCTTTTCTCTACATACCTACACGCTCCATTAATCATAGATGTAATTTCCGAATCATCTTCTATTAATGAAGAATCAATACGTAAATAATTCTTTACCCTTGCTAATGATATAACGCTTAAATAACTCATTTACCCTAAATTTAAATATGCAAATGCTCTAAATGAAGCGTCTGTAAACGTCACAGGAATACCACCGTTGTCATCTTGACAATTAGTCAACAAATCAAAAACAACGTTTGCAATATTTATTTTACTATTTACTACTAAATCGTTATTAATGAAATAAACACTTCTTTTCGGTACGTCTGCAATAATTACAGCATTTTCTCGAATAACTAATGCGTTCCCTTCAATCTTGAATATTTTAGGCATAACTATTTATTTTTTTATTGTGAAATAATTGAAACAGTAACAGAAGTAACAGCACTATATGCAATATTTGCAATTCCTAAATCATTACTAAATCTTAAAGGATCTAAAAACCCTATAACTCTTTCTGCTCCCGCTGGAATACTAATAATTATATCCACATCCGTACCGTAGTTAGAAAGTTGTTTACTATCTAGTGTAACCGTAACAGCAGAAGCACCACCGTTTTTTACGTGTACATAAGTCCTACCGTTATTTATAAATGAATCGCCAGTTATTGACGCTACATTGTAAACAGGAGATACACCTGTTAAAGCAATTTTTTGTACTGTTAATTGTGCCATTTTTTACTTTTTGTTTTTAGTGTTAGCTTTTTTAATGTCTTTATCAGCTTCTTCAATAGTTTTTTTATGAGAAATGCCTTTTGTTTCGTAATCGATATACTCTAAAATAGTTTGAGCATATTCTTTTTCAAGTTCTATTGTGTCACCTATGTTGTAATCCTTTTGTTCTGATAACTTAAAGAATGGTTTTAATACTTTATATTTTTCCATGTTGTAATTATTTAATTCAAAGATAATAAAAAAACCCTATAAAATTAATTATAGGGTTAGTTTTTAATCTAATAACTTTTAGATAGCTATAAAGTTACCGTAAATCAAAGCTGCTGGTTGTTCAACTGCTAAAGCAACTTGTGCCTCAATACGTGCAGTAATGTTGTTTTTAACGAAGTTAGTACCTTCTGTTTCAGAAAACTCTAAAGATAAACCTTCTGTTACAACTTTGTTAACTCTTGACCAATCCCCAACAAAATACTTATTAGCAGTTACCCAAGTAGCTTTATACAAAGGAATTCCGTTAATTCTAAGTACTCCACCATCTTGTGTTACAACACCAGGTAAGCCGTAACCTGCACCTGTAGATTTTTCTGTTTTAAGAATATCCCAATAATCAGAAGGTCTTAATACAATTCCATTAACAGGAAAATCTAAATTTTCTTGTTTCGCAATTTCATTGATCAACATTTCTACTTTGTTCTTACCTGTGATAATTTCAGTAGATGCAGTAGCTTGTGCTGCTAATATTGTATTAAAGGCAGCGTTTTCAGCTTTTGCGTAATCTCTGCGTAAAGCGTTAGGAATAAATGAAGTCAAGAATGGCAAGTTATTAGCCATTTTCTTAGAATAACGTGTAAATCCTGCAATAAAATCAGTGTTTACATCTACCATTGTAAAGTCATAATCCAATTGGTTTTTGTTAGCACCTTCAACTTGTGCACCTACTACACCCTCTGCACCTGTTTCTCTTACAAATGTATAAGTACCACCGCTAATTGATACAGAACCAACAAGATCAGCAACATCCACCATTTGTGACGGTGTCTTAACAACATCAAAGTTATAATCTTTAGGTTGTGAGCCTGTTAAGTTTACTGGCAAAGTCATATCGCCAACTACTTTAGTCTGTACCGCATTTCCTTTGCGAACTTCACTAATTCCTTTAAAGTTTTCAGTAATAGACTTAACTAATACATCCTCTCTTTTGTTGCTAGTGTTAACCGCTTTTTCTTGCAATTTAACGTCTAATTTATCAGCGTGTTCTTGAATTGCTTTTAAATCGTTTTTAAGTTCCAATACCGCAGCGTCTTTATCCGCTACCATTTTAGCCTCTAGTGCGTCAATTAGGTTTTTAACCTCAACTGTTTGCTCTGCTGATTTTGTTTCAACTTGTGCCTTAATACCTTCTAAGACTGTTTTAATTTCTAATGCTTCCATCTTTGTGTTTGTGTTTAAATTTTAAATGATTTTAACGTGTCTAAATATAGCGACTCAATTTTATGAGTATCTGCTTCAGATGGCTCACTAGTTAGTGCTTTTAATAAGTTTTCAATTTCTTTTAATCTGCTATCAGAATAATTTAAATTGTATGATTTCTCTATAAGTTGCATTATACCGTAATGTGATTTAATGCTTTTAATATCTTGAACGGTACTTAACTCATTTGCACCCCATGAAGATAAAAAGGAATATTCCATTAATTTATATTCAGTAATGATGCTTTTATTCTTTTGATCTCTTTGCAATACGTTATAACCTATAGATAGCTCTGCATTTAAGCCACTATCATGCATTAACTTTACATCTGTGAACATATCTCTACCTAACTCTTTTTTCATGTTAAATTGAGTAGTAGTCAATAAACCATAAGCATCTTTAGTGTCAATCAATAAAGGGACACCAACCATCATAGTAGGGTTGTGATCTTTTAGTACTCTTATTCTTTTGTAATTTTCAGATACCGATTTATCAAAAGAACCAAAAGCAGATATGTCGCCATCAGAATCTTTAATATTGTATGCGTTTGCATAAGCCTTTACGACTCCTTTATCTTCATCAAATTCTGTTAGTTTGTAGGCTAACTGTTTGAACTCTATTCTATCAGTCATATTTTATTATTTTAATATTAACATTCCATCCTTATCTCTCTTACCTTCAAAACCTACAGTACAACGACAATTAATAACTTGTTTAGCTGGTGCGCTTGGATCGCCTGCATACATCATTAAAGTTCCATCAGCCATTTTAAAAGGTTTATCAAAATCTACACTTTGATTATTCTCTATTGCGTGATCGTGTCTTGTTCTATTGTCACTAACCGCTATCCACGTTTTAATCATTTCAAAACCGCTGTTTTGCGCTGCTTTTACTGCTGCAAAGTTAGAAGCAAATGTCGTTTCAGTTCGTGCAATTCTTAACGCTTGCCACTTGTAAAACAATTGTGTTTTTCTAACTATATTATAAACAATATCACGAATAGAAATCAAAGAACCTTGCTTTGCAATCTCATCATTAACTGCCTTAACCAAATCATTTATTAAACTATCTCTAATACTGACTATCTTAATTAACCCTTGATTGTTCAAAAATAGTAAAATTTCCTTTAAGAACGTTTCATTAAATAGAATATTATCTTTTTTTACCCTTTCTAAAGTTAAATTGACTTTATTGCCGTAGTTTAATCCTACTTCTTTGTAAAGATCCAATAACATTACTTTTATCTTTTCATCTGTAATATTAGCATAGAGTAAATAGTTAAGCGTAGATAATGAAACGTTATTAATTGGTAAATCATTCAATAGCGTCTTTAAATGCTTTTGGATGATTCTATAAGCTTTACGTTCATATATTCTTTGTTGTTTGTCCCAATTCATTTACTACTCTTTAAATCCGTTTTCAGCCTCGTCATTTTCAGACCAATTATAAGAATCATCTTTGTCTATTACTGTTTCTGATTTGTTATTACTGGAGCAATTTAGTGTATTTGTAGTTATGTAACCACCGCTTGTACCAATACTCGTCCCTTTTTGACATAAAATAAACTCATTTATTAAATCACTGCCTTTTAAAGTTACTGTTTTACAATTATCATCTTCAATTATCATATACGTATTAGGTACAAAGCACTTACTTTCTCCATTACAATAAATATAATTACCATTATTTTCTGCTTTTATAATATCAAAATCAATTGATAATATAAATTTACCCTCATAATAAATTTTTGCTTTTTTCATAATTTCTATTGTTTATTTACATTATCAAACATTCCCGCACTTACATCGTCTACTCTAGTTTTACCATTATTAATCCAAACAGTGTCCATTCCATCATCCGCAAGAGTTTCGTATTTAAAAGCTGTACGCATTTCGTTTGGTGTCATTGGTAGTTTATCAAGCCATTCTATCATCTTTGCCATATCTTCCTGCATCTCTGGCAACTCGCTAACATCCCACTCTATTACTGCATCTTCATAACCTTTGAAACGTTTGATAAAGTTCTTGTTTAATGCTTCTTGAATTAGTATTAAATCTGGCTGTATGTCGTTTGTAATAAGTTCTTTTCTTGCGTCTTGTGAATCGGATCTACTTAATGCCCCGCCTGTTTTTTCTCCTAGTAATTCTTTAGGGTAATTAAGAACATTACAAATAGTATTTCTATCCCATTGCATATACTCAAAAGGCTTCAATTCATCCGTAGTTAATGCGATCCTTTGAAAACCTATTTCAGCACTTGAAGCACCTATTTTCCCAAGTCTTGAACTATCATTATCTAACTCAATCAATTTTTCTTTTAATGAATCCGCTTGCGATTGTGTTAATGGGTTGCCTTTACCAAATAAGAAGCCATAAGCACCTGCGTTTTGCATCATTTTAATATTATTGTCAATACCGCTATTTTGGCTATTTAAGTTTCTTAAAGCAGATCGTAATGGAGAGTGACCGTATAAATGAGAACCTAACATATCAAAGTTAGGGTTTGCATATTTTATATGAATAATGTTTTCGTCTTGAAATTCAGCGTAACTATTACCCTCTGTTAACAGATATTTGTCTATTGGGTTTTCATCGTTTAACATATTAGCACCATTTTTAAGTACTATCTCTATCAAATGCGATGGTAATACATAAACCAACATAGGAGCACCTTTGTTCATTCCATCAGTAGGTGTAACAAAGTAAATATAAACGTTCCCAGTAATCTTTAAATAGGTTTTACATAGTGCAAATATATCTGACCATGTTTGTGTTGGGTTTGGGTTTTCTAAAGGAAAAGGTAGTGTTTCATCACTAAAAGCCTTTGTTTCTAGTTTAATCTGCTTTACAAATTGATTAAGTGATAGATCGCCCTTAGTAGCTAACTTGAATTGGTTTAGTTCGTTAAACGCTTTCTTATCATTTACCTTTTTAACGTAGTAAGGAACAGATACCGTTTTAACAGATTGTTTGTTAATAATTGCATATACATCAGGATTAATGTTATATCCTTTTTCTAAGTAAGTTGTATTATTATTATCATATCTAGTGTGTCCGCCACCTAATAATTGATAAAACGCCTTGTTAAATTGGTTTGCACCCATGTAATTCATTACTGAACGTGCAATAAAATCTTTTATTATATTCGCCATACGTCAAAATTACTAAAAAAATACATTAAACTACAAAAAAGTTGTTACTAATTAAATTTCGCTCTATTCCGTAACAAGTTAAATCTATATGCTCATCATGTTTCCCATTAGGAAACATTGCTATTTGATTTAAAAAAGATTCATTCCAATTGCCTTTAACTAGCAATACACGTCCACCTTCAATAAAATGCGAACAAGTTCTTGCATTGTCAATCTTTGAACTATTAACAAAGGTAGTTTTTATTTCTGTAATATTTAAATTAGTTTGCTGCCTAATTAACTGAACTAAAGACTTTCCACTTGCTTTTGGCTCAACTAATGACATACTCACATCAACACCGCTTGAAATTATATGATTAGGCACGAACCTTAATAGTTCTGGCATTTCTAAATACTTATCAATACTTGACCATATTACATAATCATTATTCCACTTTGCACCAATTTGGAATCCGCTTGGATCGTTCTTAGTGTCTTTAGTATAAGCACCATCTATAAACAACTCCCACGTTAAAGAACCAATTGGAACCTCTGACTTATCCACTATTTTAAACCAATCTTTTCTCCACTCCCCGCCTTCTGCTGGTGATGGCGTTTGCATATATTGACCCGAAAAGTTATATCTATTCGCTTGTCTTATTTGCTCTAATTCTTCAAAGTTGTGTTTATCTTCCCATAATGGTACATTATTTTCGTCTAATGCAGGTAAACATAAATGTTCCCATTCTTCCCCGCTTCCACCATTCAAAAGAAACCCACTTAAATCTTCTTCATGCAATCTTTGCATAATAACAATTATAGGCGTTTCTCTATCGTTTACACGGCTTCTTATTGTACTGTTGTATCTTTCATTAACCGAAGTCCTTTTAACCTCACTATTAGCGTCATCTGGCTTCAATGGGTCATCAATAATAATAGCACCCGCAAATATTTTACTGTCAGCTACACCTGCACCAAATCCCGTAATTGCTCCACCGCTTGCAGTAGCATAAACACCGCCACCGCTTTCATTAAACCACTTTTGCTTACCTTGTGCATCTTTCTTTAGTTTCATCTGCCAAAACTTCTGAAATGATGCACTTTCAACATACTCCTTTGATTGTGAACTATTATCCAATGCTAAATCACTTGAATATGATAAATGAATGAACTTTGATGCTGGATTAAGTGCTAAACCATAAGCAATAAAACATTTTACTAATGATTCTGTCTTACCGTAACGAGGTGGAATATTTATTATACCCCTTTTAATCTCTCCGTTAATAATACGCATTACAAAGTTAGCTAATAAAACAAAATGAGGCGCAACTATAAAATTACGCCTGTTGTTTTCTTTATAAATATAACGCATGAAAAATAAAAAATCTTCTTCACACATTACCTTTAATACTTTTTCTTCGTTAGTAAGCATTGTTTATACTGTCCTTAATTAACTTAATTTCTTCTACGGTTAAGTCTTTTTGCTCTATGTTTAAGTTAGTCTGTTCTACTATCTGCTTAGGCATACCATAACGATACTGTAACCACGTTTTTATGGCTTGTACATCACTATCTAATACTTTAGCATATAACATACGCCAAACTGAATCAGGCACCGCAATAGCATCCATTGTTTCAATTAGCTTTATTTCGTCTGCCTTTGGTTTTCTTCCTGCCGTTTTATGACCTCCATTATTCTTTCTGCCATCTTCTGCCATGATTAAAAAATATTATTATTAAATTCAAATATACAAAATTTATAATAAAAAGCTACTAGCCGATCGAGTAATGCCCAATCCTTTTATATCTTTATGATGCTAATAGCTTTTAGTTTATTTCTACTTCATAGCCTAACTTTTCCAAAACAACTTTTAAAGCGTTCCTACTATCTTCTGCATATTGTTCTTCTAAATTTTCACCGTTTAAAAATATGTCAGTTCCATAAGTATAACAACAGCCATCTCCGCAAGTATGATCCCAATCTTTAAAATCAATTATTAATTTTTCTTTTTTCATAATATACTTTTAAAAAAAAGCCTTAAAACTTGCTTTCAGTTCTATTTTAAGGCTATAACTACTTCTAGTTTTAACGTATTGAAATTATTAAATATATCTAATTAATACTTTTAAATCGTCAAGATAAGAGTTGTATATTCTATGATCATTAAAAGACTTAGCATAAAAACTATCATGTTGTTTTTTATTTTTAAAATTTGTCTCCAACTCTCTTTTAGAAGATTTATTTTTAATTCTTTCTTGAATTATCAATAATCTCGAAACTTTAGTAAACAAGTCAAAAATTTCTTCTCGACTTGCTTTTGCTATAAATTCTTCTACTCTCATGTTAAGCATTACAATATTGTTTTGCTAATCTATTTGCATCGTATTCTCTTGCAAACATTGTTCTAGTTATAAATTTACTTTCTTCGTTTTGAACAGAGAAAAAAGTTCTTTTAGTTCCTTCTTTTATTACTTTAACAACTATTGCTTTTTTGTTTGTATTTGGGTTGTTGTAAGTTGTTTTTGAGTTTAATACTTTGAAAGTTGACATAATCTTTATTTTTATTGTTCTACCTTATTGGCTCTACAAATATACAACTCTTTTTTAATTACGCAATACTTTTATTAATTTATTTTCAATTTATTTTAAATAAAAAACCCTCCCTAAGAATATGCAAGACTTAAAGAGGGTAAAAATATTATTATGAACTACAAATATAACAAAATAAATGATATAAAAAATATTTTACATAAAAAAAGGGACATCTTTCGAAATCCCTAAATTGGTAAAAATTAACTTTAAAACAGCCGACAAGCTTTTATTATTAATAAAATAGTTATTTACTATGAAATTCAAATATACAAATTATTTTAATACATACGTTAAACCATCAACAATTATTTCACTTTTTATTATTTCTACCCATATCCCATCTTTAAGCAATGGTATGTCCCATAGGATTAAGCTTCCATTTCTAAATATAAATTTACTGTCTCTAGGATTAGATAAACAAGCAGTTCCATCTTTATATTTATACATTGTTTTTTTATTTGAATATAAACCTCTTTTAATAGCCTCTTTAATCAATACTGCTTCCCATTCTTCTTCTGTTGCTTCTTTAAGGTCTTTATCATTTAATAAATCAGGGTAAACAACTAAATCCTCCCATTTTCCATCTGAATTGAAACCATACCATGTCGCATCTGAGACTACCTTAATTAAAAATAATCCAAAACTGTAAATCTTTCCTACTTCTAACTTTGTTTTAAAAGCCTCTGGGAACCATTTATGTAATGTAGCATTTGTAAAAGAACTCTCTTTACTTAGTTCTAAAATCTGTTCTTTTGTAATTTTCATAATTTACTTTTTTTAATTTGTTCTAACTTCTTAGCTTCTTCTAATGCTTTTAACGCTTCTTGTCTTAACTCGTTTGGTGTTTTGTTTATCCAGTTATTTGTTGCCATAATTAAAGTTCTATTAATTGATATTTAGGTTTATCATTTTCCGTTTCAAATAACTTTGTATAATCCATTATATTAGGTATATTATCTAATTCACAAAGATATTCTACTACAGCACAAAGTCCTTTGAATTGAGTTTCTTTACCCTTGTGTTCTTTATTACCTACATCCCATTTACTTTCTTCAATTTCATTTATTTTTACGCCAAACATAAAAAGACTTTCTATATTATCAATTTCTACAAATGAATATCCTATTTTAATTGAAATTTCTTTTCTTTTTTTATAACTACTCCAATTAGTCCAGTAATCTACATTGTCACACATATTTCCAACTGCGCAAGCCTTACAATCCATTCCATTCAATCTATTTTCGTGAAAAGCATTATACAATTTAGTTACTGCTTTGTCAAATCTTTCTGTTGTTTTCATAATATTGTTTTTAAGTTATTGTTTACCGTAATAAAACTCATTTAATTCGTTGTTGTATTCTTTTACTAAATCTAAATTACCCTCCAAAATAGCTTTATTTATAAGTGTTTTTAAGTCATTTGGTCGGTTTGCTTTTGCGTTGTATTTAGCACATTCAGTTTTCCCTTTAGTGAAACATGAATTTTGGCAATGCTTACAGTTTATTCCTTTCATAATTCGCTCTTATTTCCTTTGCAATTTTACTTAATTCTTTGTAGCACTCCCTCGGAAAACTTTTAATTTGTTTTGTTCCGTACTCTGGTTCTAGTCTTGTATTCTTTTTTCTTCCTGCCATTATTTATTTTTTATGTTAATTTATTTTTTTTGTAACTCTAGCTATTATCATTTTCAATTACATTACCTTCTTCTACTACAGTTAATGTGTAATAACAAGTCCCCCATCCACCCGCAGAATAAGAAAGTTTACCATCTTTTACATAATTATCTTCTACGTACTTGTCTACTGTTTTTTTGGCTTCATATTTATTTTTAGCTATTGTAAAAAAAGATACTTCTCCATGTCCATCTGGTTTAAATGCGTATAATTTCATTTGATTTATTTTTTATTGGTTAACTAAAATCTGCTCCTAAATATCCCAATACCGATAAAATTATAATTACCGCTATAAAGAATTTTATTACTGATATTTTTTCTGACTTATTCATTATTTTATTTCTTTTAAGTTTTCTATAAATTGTTCTATAATCTCAATTTGTACTTGTATGCGTAATGCATTTGAATATAATCTACTTTCTACAAAAACATCTAACTGTTTATTATATTTATAAAGCTTGTGTTCGTATGCTTGTATAAGTTCTATTACTGTCATAATGTTATTTTTTAGTTGTTATTTCTTTTACAAATATACAATACTTTTTTAAATAAACAATACTTTTATTAATTATTTTTATTTTATTTCTTTAATTAGAATATCGTACTTTAATTTTATGGCTATTAATTCGTTCTTTGTGTACTTATAATTTCGCTTTTCATTTGATTCTGATTCTAGTTGTTCTACAAATTCAATTCCGTACCTTTTAATTAATCCTTTTCTATACTCCAATAGATTACCGCTTAAATACTTGTTACAATACGTATTACAGGACCCGTGGCAATTTCTAGGATCAAACATTAAACCCGAATACATACCAGCAGAAAAGTAATGTGATCCACACCAATCAGCAGGCTTTGGATTTCTACAACTAATGCACGGCAAATTCTTGTCTCTAAGGCGAATCCAATGCTGAAAACTTTTCTTTGCCTCTGCTTCATATTGTGATAAAGTCTTAATTGATTCTTTTATCTTAGCTTTTTCCCTTTTCCATTCTAAAGCCTCTTTGTTAGCTTTTAAAGTCTTTTGATACGATATAGCACACCGATAAGAACATACGCACTCAAGAGGTCTTTTTATCTCAAATACTTCGTTACAATGTTTGCATTTTCGTTTAGTTACTTTTTTCATTAAATTTATTGTATTTATTATTTATTATAATTCTTGACTTTTTTCTTTATTACATATTGAACATCTATAATGATTTGTATTCCAAAATCCTTTAATACCAAATCCTAAGTCTCCTGTATTACCTTTACTGTGGTTAATAAATACCCAGTTATGTTTTTTGCCTTTAATACACTGTATTTCTTTTTTAATAAAATAATGTATTTGTAAATAGCAAAACAATATGATTGCTATAAAAAATATTCCAAAAAAAATATCCGTTTTATTCATTTTATTTATGTTTAAGTTTTATAACGTTTCTATAGACTAAGTTAACACGCTCTTTATTTACACCCATTAGTAAATAATATTTCATTATTCTATTTATTCTCTGTAGTGGTGATTGTTTTCTTTTCATGGTTTATTTGTTTAATAGTTTTGGGTTTTCGTAAATATTTCCGATTACTTCAAATTGAATAATCCATCCTTTAGATTGCATATCTGCACATGATTCATAAAAATATATTTCATTTTCAATTTTATAAAAATCATCATCGTGAATACTGTAACATAATCCTCCTGTTTTATAAAATATCTTAGATAAATGATGCCTTCCGAATTCATTTTTATACTCTAAAATATCACCCTCATAAATATTAACACCGTTTTTATCTTTTAGTCCTGTAAATTGTCCTATTGTATGGTCGTAAACTGGATTTCCTCCGTTATAAACTTCAAATATGAAATGCTCTAACCCTTCTTCATCTGTGTTACTAAAATATCCACCATAAATCCATTCTCCTTTTGTTTCTTTTTTTATTCCTCTAAACTTAATTTCTCTTTTCATAATGTTTATATTTAATCAATAATATTGAGTTATTTCTTCTTCTATTTCAGTGTTTGTTACTCCTAACCATTCTATAATCACTCTGCATACTTTAGAATACAACTCGTTAAATTCTGATTGATCCATAGAAGCAAAAGATATGCTTAACGGCTTTTTTATCTCATTTCCTTGCCTATCTTGTATCATTCTGTAATATCCCGAACTAACTGTTAAATCTTCCCTTAAATCGTCAATATTTGAATAAACATCCTGATTTTGAAATGCTAAGTTAATTAAAGCAAAAAACTTTCTATGATGTTTGTAATTTCTGGGTTGCTTAAATTCAAACTCATAAATCTGATTTAGTTTAATTTTCTTTAGGCTTTCGTTGTCGCTATCGTATGCAGGCTTTAATCCCGATAAAGTTCTAATAAGTGCTATTTTCATAATTAATAATTTAAAAAAGCCTCTGGTAATTTATTTTCGCATAGTTCATATAAAATTTCATCAATCTTTATTTTTACAGAATCTTTGTAAACCAACTCGAATCTGAAACCTTCTCTTATATTCACAATCCTAACTCCTTCAATTTGATTGTTATTAACCAACTCAAATACATAAGGCTCTTTTTTCTTTATTTTTTTTAATAATACTTTTAATCTTTTATCAAAAGATAATTTACCAAACCAATCATTTACAAAATCTTCTTTTTTACCTTTAAATGTATTTGGTATTGTTTTTAACTTGTTTAAAGTTATATAACTTAATATTAAAGTTCCTTTTTCCGTTTCTACTAATTTGTAATTTTTCATAATATTTATTTTAAGTTAATTATTCTATTTTAAAATTTAGCTGGTGCAGTATTTTTTGGTAGTTTTTCGCCTTTGCTGTTATCTACTTCATAAGGTAGCCAATCTGTATTAACATCGAAGTGTATATCTTCAAACGGCATATTTCTAGAGTACTCACACTTTGCAATACTTACGTTATCTTCTTTCTCTATAAATACGACAGTCTCGGCTTTTTTGAGAACGGAACTTCCGACATGACCTACTGGTTTAGAAGTTCCAAAGTTCTTATGTAATATTCCTGTTATGTGCATATCACCTCTAGCAGTCCATTGCAATAGCTTTTCAGTAAGTCCTGATGACTGTTCAAGGCTATTAAAGTCTGTTACTAAATCTACAAATCCATCTATTGAAAGTAAACCTATATTATTTTTAAACTCGCTTTCGTTTATAATATAATCAATAAATTGTAAACGCTCTTTAGGTTCGTATGCTCTTAAAGCAAAAGTCTTGTAATTATGATAAATATCACTTTTAACCATTTCCATAACTCTACGCTGTACTCTTTGAGTATGAAATTTAGATTGTTCTGTATCAAATGAAATTACATACTTTTCTTTGGTGTCGTGTCCTCTGAAACTAGGGCAAAATTGATTTGCATTACCTCCTAAATAACTAGCCTCTATCATTGACTTAAAGAAAGTCTTTCTACTCTTTGATGCCCCAACTATACAAGAAAAGTCACCATACGAACCAAACGGGATAGGGTAATTTGTTCCTTTGTATTCACTTGTACCTATGCTAATAGCTACGGGTTGCTGCTTCATTTCTTCCGCAGGATCGATGTACGAATCAATCAGCATCTTTGAGAAATCTACTGTAACTAAATCAGGTGTTCCTGTTATTTTTAAATTTTCTAATTCGCTTAAATCTATCATAATTAAATATAATTATCGGTTTCTTGTAAAAATTCGTTTGCGGTGTTATAAAATGATTTTCTAACATTTTCTAAAGTCCAGTTATTTTTTAGTTTTTCTAACATTTCTTTTTGATTATCGCTAATTATTTTACTATTATCTTCTCTATCTGATTTTAAAATTTGATCTTTTATACCAATAGAAATTAAATAATTATCTAAATCTTTGCAATTTATATTTTTATGCAACATTTGTATATGAAAATCTAAAGGCTCTTTTAGTATATCAGCAGCAACTTTAATAGCTCCTTTTATATCTCCTGTATGGTGTAAATTTCGGTCTATTATGTAGCATAATAATTTTGCATAGAGTAAATTGTCGTCAACTTGTGATTTAGACGCATTTTCAATAGCTGTGTTTAAAGTTTTTATTGATTCTATATCATTGTCCCATAGCTTGCCGTTTTGCTCTTTAAATCTCTTAAAAACGTTTATTACTCTTTTTAATGCATTTTGATTAGTCCAACTCATAATCTATCGTTTTTAATTGGTTGTTTAACTATTGTTTCTTTAAAATCAAAGTACATTGCAAATTTATCTGGTCTACTTATAAATTCTAATGTTAAGTTTTTATGTCCGTTTGCTTTGTGAAATTCTGAATTATAACAGTTTGTTATGGAATTTACAATATCGCTTTTTGTGTAACCTTCTTTTAATCTTGCTAAGAATTGTTTTTTAGATTTATCATCAACTACCTTACAACGTTTTCCTGTTATCTCATTAAATTGATTTAAAAGACCTTCCCAATTCACCTTTGGTGATTCTTTTATTTCTTTTACATTATCATTATCATTATCATTTACAGTTGATTTAGTTGGGTTTAGTTGAATTTTCAACTCGTTAGTTGAATCTAGTTGCTTTTTTAACTTACGAGCTTCTGCACTAGCTAAGCCTGCAATCCTAGCTTTTTCAATCCTTTCATTGGATTTATCGTCCCATTTTTCTAAATCTCTTTTTAATGTAGCTTTAATGTCAATAAACATTAATTTGGTAGTTCTATCAGGGTATTCTGGTTTTAAGTCATTAACGTACCTAAAAAAGTGCTTAATTAATCTACCTGCTTCATCATCTTCTAGCTCCTCAAATTTATTAATCCAATCGGCATATACTAAGATATTTTTTTTACCTGTTGCCATAATATTATAAAATAAAAATGCCCCTAATTTCAAGCGGGCAGGCTTTACTTTTAGGAGCTTTTTTAAAAATCTTAATTGTTAATGAACCTGCCCGAACATTAACTGATACAAATATAAGTATTTTATTTAAATAAATCATTAAAATTTAGATAATTAAATACGTTTTCACACTCTATAAACTCATAATTTTCTTCTGTTATGTGTATTAAAAATATCCTGTTTATTTTGTATTTTTTAAGCAATTCTTTATAGATAGATAATTGAATACAATAATGGTAATAAGTAGAATCTTGATAAATTTTAAAAAAATCTTTCATGCTTTTTCCATATGAATTTTTATCTATTTTTGAGTTTGTTTTAAAATCAATTATGTAAAAATTATCCTTACTATCTTTACATACCATATCTATTTGACCAGCTATAAAATCATTGTAAACTATGTATTCAGAAGCAACAGGAATTAATCGTTTAGTTATAAAAAAGTCTTTGATAAACTTAACAGCAATAAGGCTTTTATTAAAAAATTCAATATAGTATTCTGGTTTCACTTCTGACAATTCAATACTAAACTCTGAATTTATAAATGAATATTTATTATAAAAATAATCCTCAAATATCTTATGTATTGCCGTTCCTATATCACATGATTTATTTGCTTTTTCTTTCCATTCATTTAATACTTCTTGTTGTGTTTTATTGTCTCTTTTTGCTATTTTTTTAGAATAAAAATCGCTATCAAATTTGTTTTTAAACCTACTTAATAAAGTAGTTACAGATTCAAGTTTTTTTTCTCCTAAAAAATAAGAGTGTGTTTCTGATTCAAAACACACTCTTTTATCACTACTGTATTTCTTCATCTTTGTAGGTTTCAGCTTCCCAAGCTTTTGAAAATTCCTTATCAGAAAAAAGTTCTACCAAACCACCTATTTGGCAAAGCCTTAATACTTCATCAGCATCCATACCTAAATTTTTAGATATTTTAGCGTCGCTCCAATTTCTTTTTTTAAGATCAATAACAATATCGCTCATTGCGTCTATCTTATGTTTTCCTCTAGCTCTATTGTGTCTTATGGTAGATGCAACTCTATCGTTTATTTTTGTTCTATCTTCATTAATGGTAACTACAGGTAAATAACCGTGAACTCTTTTTTGAATTTCAGAACACTCTTTACCAACTCTATTTCTGTGAAAACCATCTATAACCTCTCTAGTTTCTAAGTCATCTTCAAGCATTGAAACTATAGGCTGTGTGTATCCATCTGATTCAATTGATAGCCTTAAAAGTTCCATTTCTGGAGGAGCAACACTATTTGGGTTGTAATCATTTGCGTGAACGCTATCATTTTTAACCCATAGTACACAATCTACAGGCTCGCTTCTCATTGGGCTTATTTCATGTAATTTTATTTTAACACTATTTATAAATCTAATTTTGTTGTGTAAATCTAAAGCGTCAATTTGTTCTATTAATTCATTCAGTAAATTTTCCATAATTATAGTTTAAAGTTATTTAATTCTCTTTGTTGTTTTTTTAATTTTAAATATTTATTGTAAGCATCTGTTTTGTGTTGTGTAAATCCAAGTCCTTTGCACCAGTAATCATTTCTTAAAAGTGATTTGCAAACCCTTCTCCAAGAAGGAACAACTCTTTCACTCTCTAGTATTGATGGAGCTTGATCTGGTAATCCATCTTGGTAACCTCTATCTTCCCACCATTTTATAAAAGTGTATATTTTATTTTTGTAGTGCTCAGATGTTACTTCTGGAAGCGTGTTTAATATTAACTCTGAAAAAGATTTCCAAGTGTGATGAGCTGGTTTTGTTATTTTTCCATATCCGTTTATATTTCCAGTATCTTGAACGTATAAAGCTCCACTATTTGCACCTTCAACCCTTGCCACTACTTTTGCCCATGTTTCAGGTTCTATTAAATGAAATAAATACAAACCCCTTCTTTGATCATCTCCATAAGGTTGGCAAATTCGTTGCAAGTGTATTGATAAACCTGATTTTTGCATTAAGTCATAAAGTTTGTTATGTCTTTTATGCTTATTCTTACCGTGATAAGTCCATATATCTTCTGTTTTCCAATCATAAATAGGATACACATTAAAAACATTATCTGTTACTTTAGTAGTCCATTGTTTATTATTAAAAGTTATTTTTTTATTACTTGCAATAGTTCTAAAACGGTTTAAACTTTCGTCTGCTCTAATTCCAACTAAACAAGCGCAAGTCTTGCCTTGCGAATACCATTCACCAAATTCAGGTACAAACTCTTCAAACTCCATTCCGTCACGAAAAAAAGGAAAGTAATTAGTATCTGAAATACTAAGTTTAGGTAAATCTCTAATCCAATCATTTTTTACTTCTGGATCCCAACATTTCCAAAAAGGTTTAAATACACTAACCGCATTTCTTAAATGAATAGGTAAACAAACCCAATATAAATCTATGTTATCTTTGTACATTTCAATACACTCAATCATATGATCTATAGTCAATTTATATTGACCTTCTAAGTCGACAATCATTAAGCCTATTTTTACATTTCTTTTAACCGCTTCATCCATAACTATGTGAAGCATTACCGTACTATCTTTACCTGCTGAAAAAGATAAATATATTTTTTCAAAATTGTCAAAGGTATATTTTACCCTATCTACAGATGCTTCATAAACGTTTTGTTCTAAATAAATTTTAGGCATAATTACTATTTTTTAAATTATTTTCATATTCTATTATTATTTTTTCGGCTATATCGCAAGATATTTTTTGCCTTTCTTTACTTAAAAACCTCCAATGATTCATTGTTATTTTATATGGTATTTTTGAATATAAACAACAAGCAGCCTGACCTAGCCACGCAACCCTGTTTAGTGATATATTACTAAGATTGTGTTCGCATGAATTAATCCATTTTAAAACAACTTGCCTCATGTTTAATTCTGTTAACTCTGAACTTTCAAACATTTCAACTACTTTTTTTTCTAAGTTTGTTTTTTCGATTCCTGATATATTATCAAAAAAACCATTTTTGTAACATTCCCAATTTTCATACCTGTGATAAATTCTATCCATAATTTTTTAAATTAAAAAATCCCTATAAAATCTAAAGCCTCTCACCGCTTTGTCATTTATAAGGATTGTTTATAATTCCGTTAGTTGGGGTAATTTGAGAGCCAACATTAATACAAATGTAATACTATTTTTTAGATAAAAAACATTTAAGCCAAAAATAATGATAATCTTTTAATTCGTTTATGTAGTCTTTCATGGTTAAAATATAAATGGATTAATAGTCTTTTGTTTTTCGTAGTAGTTAAATGTATTTAAACATTGTATTATTTTTTATACTACCATTTAGTTTAGCTTTAAAACTACTGTATTTTATGTTAGTAGTTTCGCAAGCATCTAATGCGCAATCATAATATATTCCTGTCTCAAAATTTAAAACAAGTTTAGATAAATGATGTAATCCTCTTTTCTTTCCGAACATTACATTTTTATATCCGTCTTGTTTTCCTTTATTAGATAATTTCCATTTTTCTATTTGATCCTTAGATTTATATAGATTTAAAGTTCCTTCACCTCCATCGGTTAAGTTTACTAATGTGCCTCCATCAGGAATTTTTCTTTTATAAATTGAAATTAAAAAAACTTCTAACTCTTTAGCATATTCTAATGTTAATTCATCAAAAATTATTTCATAATCAAAGCCGTATTTTTTATAAACATTGTTCCAAAAGTTATTTCTTCCGTGAATAAAACTAGCTCTTTTGTATTTTTTTTGTTTACTAATTCCAATATAAAAAACAATATTTGTTCCTTTTATAAAGTGCCTATAAACATAATAATTATTAATCATAATATAAAAAAGATATGCTTTCGGTGAGGGAACCTACTAACATATCTTTAAATTAATATTTTAAAATATAGTCCCTCAACTACATTGTAAATATACAAATAAAATAACTATTAAATTAAAACAAATGTGTTATTCTCATTACTTGACCGTGCTTTTTATCGTGAACAAATCCCTCGACTGCTTTTGGTGCATGCTCATAACCGTTTCTATGATGCCAGCTATCTGTTCCGCTCGGTGTTCTTAATGCTTCAACACAAACACTCATGTAATCCTTGCTAATTTTGTGATGAAAATGATGAATATAAAAGTATTTATGTTTACAATTTACCCAGTCTTTACTTTCGTGCGCCATTAACATTGGCAAGTCTACTTGTTTTGCTCCATCACCGTGAGAGGTGCCTATTAAATTATTACCGTAAACAAAATATTTTCTATGTGCTATACTACAATCAAACTTTACATTATCACAATTTCTAAAATGAGTTTCTATTAATTGAGCTAAAAAGAATCCGTTTGTATAATCGTGATTTGATGGATTAAAAACAACCTCAACATCAGCAACACAAATTAATTTTTCTATAATGTCAACGTATAACTGCTTAGCTATAATAAAATTACTATGCCACATTCCGTCTGTATCTTGTGGTGTTCCGCTTGTAGTAGTTCGCTTAGGATTGTCTATGTGTAAAATATCATTACCAATAACAAATAATATTTTATCAATACTTAAACTACTTACTTTGTTTAAAATTCCACTAACACCGTTTAAAACTCTATTTACTGCTATTTGATTATTATAACTTTCTCCAACTTCAAAAGCACTACATAATTTACCTATGTGTATATCTGCTGGATCAATAACTAATAAATGAGATTCTTTTTGTATTTCTCTTTTATAAGTATTGTATTTTGGAGAATATGCCTTTAAATCATCTATAATTATCTTATGTAAATCTTGTATTTCCTTTTCTTCATCACTTTCGTAAAAAGCAATATTATAAAATGGGATTCCTGTATGCGTAACTAATTTAAAAGACCTTACTTTCTCAAAATCTAAACCCCAAAATTTGCAGTAAGTTTCTATATTCATTATTTTACCATCTTTCGACACTGCGGTAAAAAATTGTTTTTTAGGCTCATAACCTTTTGTTGTTGTTTCTGTAGTTTCAATATCTAAAGACCTAATTAATTTAAGTTCTTTTTGTTGTTGAGCATCTAATCTATACTTTGCGTTACCTTTACCCTCGTTTATATTCAAATCAAAACCTAGTGCGATTGCTTCATGGTCTTTTAATCTTAGTCTTATTTTAGTCATAATTAATTTTTTAAATTAGTTTAAATTTTAAGCCTTCTTTTAATAATGAAATAACTTTTTGTTTGTGTAGTTCATTATCTAATCTACATTGTGTAATTGACTTGTAAATTTTACCATCTGAAACCCTTAAAACTTTTTTACCTGTATGAGAGTTGCCTATTCTTTTATCTGTTAATACTTTGTTGTAATATTTATTTTCACTTAATTTTACTTCTTTTTCAAATTTACCGTTAGGTAGTCTATGATATATTTTTATTTGTTTCATTTTTCAATCTTTCAATGTAAATAGTAGCATCCATTAATTCCTGTTGTAAGTGATTTAACCACCCTAAAAAATCAATATCTTTTCGCTCTGTTGTTACACCGTACTTTATTAAACCTAGTTCAGCACGTTCTTTATATTGATTAATTACTGATTGTACGTTTTTATCTATCTTGTTTTCGTTTGATTCTGATTGTTCTAATTTAAACCAGTAATTAAATTCTTCTTTTGTTTCTGACCATTCAAAAGCCATGTTTAAATCATCTGTTTCTTTATTACAGTGAATGTTTTTTTCATTTCTCTGATATTCCAAAGCTATCTTTTTAATATCTTCTGGTAGTTCGCTAATTTTCATAATTTATTTTTGAGTTTAAATTAATTTCAGTTATTTTTAATGTGAAGTATAATGTGAAATGTATGTAATCTTCTTGGTATTTATCAAAGAAAATACGCCTTCCTATTCTCATTGCAGGGACTATCTTTTCGTTCTTAATTACGCTTATAAACTCTTTATACTGCATACCGCACTCCTCTGATATTTGCATCAATGATTTCATAATTAAAATATATAATTGTTATTTATTTTTGATTCTACTATTATAAATCCGTCTTTATTGTATTCTCTTATGCAATCATAAGTAAGTTTAGTACTTATTTTTAAAGTTTCAGCCACCAATCTACCTACAACGCCTTTTTTATAAAGCTCTATTATTTGTATCTTTCTTGGATGGTTTTTAAAAGGCATTCTTTCGCTCATTAAAATACGCATTATTTGACCTTCACTAAAAAAAATTGTTGCATCCGTTGATAATACCTTTCCTTTTATTCCTAGTTTATAAACTCTTTTTGTAAGTATTGAAACTTTTATATTATATTTTTTAGATATTTGTTTATATGTGTACATCAATGATTTCATAATTATTTTTTATTAATAACCCGCCAAATTAATAGCGGGTTTTGTTGTTGATATTAAAAAGGAAGTGAATCTTTTTCATCATCTACTACATTTGATGTAGGTACAAATGATTGTGCTGATGGTGTAGGTGTTTGTAAAGAAGTATCTGCTTTAAAAACTTTCCAAGATTGTAAAGCAGTAAAATATTTACCGTTCCACTCGTTTGTTGATATGTTGAAGCTAACTTCTACATTATCGCCTTCTTTGTTAAATTTATTAAAGTTTTGCACTTTTTCCTCTCCAAATATTTCAAAGCAAAATATCGCTTCTTTACCTTCGTATCCATCATTATTTGAAACGACAAATAATTGTTTTTGCCAATCCTTACCGTCTTTTGTTTTCCCTGATTCTAATGGTAAAACTTTTTTAATTAATCCTTTTAATTCCATGTTTATTTATTTAATTATTATTGATTGTTTCTTTTATTAAAAAGATAGGTTTGTAATTCGTTTTTAGCCTTCTTTTCTGCCTTTTTAAGCGTTAAATAATTTTTATCATCTTTGTTATTGTCGTACTCGTTTGATTCCCTAAATTCAACGTATATTAAAGATTCTCTTTCTTGCTGATGCATTGCGTTAAATTGATCTTCACGCATGATGCAAAATATCTCTTTAGATAAGCCCATAATTAATAAATATCTGATTCTGTAGCGTCACAATTTTCTAACAAATAAAAAGAGTTTTTTAATTTATCTTTCAATTTAACTACTGTCTTTTGTTCCGCTGGTGTTAAACCTTTAAAAGTTTCAGCTAATTCATTTAACGTAGTACACTCATTTAATCTAGCTTCTAAGCGCGGCACATCTAATTTAGGTCTTTCTACCTTACTTGCTTTGTTTCCGTCATCATCTTCTGCTTGTAGACCTAATAAAGATTGTAAAGTGTATCTTCTGTAATAGGTAATTGCGGAACCTAATTTTTGCGGATCTTGTAAGTTAGGTAATGTAATTTCACTACTTACCATTTTTTCAGTTTCTATATGGTAAATAACACTTAAAACCTTGCCATCTAAAATAGGTTGCAATAAAAGCAAACCGTTTTTTTCTAGTAATGGCTCTACTTGCTGAATAAGTGAGTTAATATCAAAATACTTTGATTTAAAGAAAGGGTTAGTTTCTGTCTTTGATAATGTACCGACTTCTTTTTTTACGT